AACTGTGTATGGTCTAAATACACCTTCATACTCTTTTTGTATGTCTTCACCACGTTGTTCTAAAGAACTTTGTAAAGCTGATAAACCAGCATAATCTATACCAGTTCCTATAAGATTTTCTAAACCGCCTCCTATTGTATCACCGAACACTTCTTTTAGGTCAATAAATTTACTAGCTTCTTCTACTACCTCTTCTATTACTTCTGCACCTACAGCACCAGCAACTCCCAGTTTTAAAACATCATCTACTGCTTTTGTAGCACTTGCTGCATCAGTAATAGTTAAACCACCAGTAACAGCATCAGTACCTACTGCCCCACTAGTTAATAAAGGCAAGTCACTAGCTAAACCAGTACCACCTTGTCCTGCTAATATATCAGCAAATGTTACATCTTCAGATAGCGATGGAACTGTCACTGCTCCCTGTCCTAAATTACCCATAAAAGAAGCATCCATACCTAACGATGATTCTACTCCATATTCGCCTGGTACAAAATCTAAAGGTCGTTCAAATGTAGGGTCAGTTCCTTGTAAAAGATCAGTAGTAACTCCTTCACCTATTCCTGATAAATCAGTAGAAACACCTCTAGGTATTTTTAAACTATCTACTGTGTCTGCTTCTAGTATATTATTATCAACTAAAAAATCACCAAACTTACCTGATTGTAGAGCATCTACACCATAAGTCGTACCATAAGTTATAATAGCACCTAGCAAGGCATCTTCTACATCTTTTCCTATTGCTAAACCAGTACCTCCTGCTATTACAGCATTACCTATAGCTTTAGCTGCTACACTTCCTTCTGCAACACCTGGAAAAAAAGCTCCTATAGACTCACTAACACCAGGAAACGCAGCAAAAGCAATACTACTAGCTACTACGGCTGGTGTTATTATATCTCTGTCAGAAGTATCTTGATACAGAGGATAGAATACTGGTTTATCTCCAGCAAACTTAACATTCAGTGCTGCACCGCCTTCTACACCTGAATACAAGTTACCAAATGTAGTAGGCTCATCAGGGTCACCTGACAATGTACCACCACCTGCAAATACGTCTACTGTCTCTCCTGTTTTCTTGTTAAACAACTCATCCATAGTATCAGGCAAAGTTGCTATATAAACTGGTTGCGGATTACCAAAACCACCAGACATATTTCTCATTACTTCTTTAACAGTGCTAGGTTCTACTCTTATAGTTTTTGGTTGACCTCCTCCAAAACCTATCATCCCTCCTGTTGTATATTCATACCTTACATTTCCGTTAGCATCTGTTACTTTATCTACTTCTACATCTGTAACACCTGTTTGTACACTTCTTTTACCTAGATCATAAATACTATCTACACCAGCTTTAGCAAACTCTTTAGCTTGTTCTTCTATAATATAATCTAAATCATTAGGATTTACATAACTAAATCCTGCTGTTTCTAATATATTATATTGTTCTTTAAACTCATTTCTAAGATTATTAACTCTTTGTTCGTAAGACGTAGTAGCGTCTGTAACGCTCTCACGAGCCTGTGTCTGCGTTCTTGACTCTGTAAGCATGGGAGGGCTACTAACGTCTGTAGAGGGCGGTGAGTCGGCTGTGGTGGTGTCTACAGACGTAGTAGCTATTTCTTGTCTTAATATATCTTGTTCTTCTTGTGTCAGTCTAGGAGCAACAGAAGGGTCTATGCCTTTCGCACGTTGCTCTTCTTGGAATCTTCTGTAATCTTCTAAGATACTCACGAGTATGTCCCTCCTTCTATCGAACCACCAGACATTGTTCCTGATAGTACAACATTCGTAATGGTTGCTGTGCCTGTCACCGCTGGGGAGGCAGAATTAGCTTTTGTCGCAACTGCTGTAGCAATGTTATCAAATTCAGTATTAATCTCTGTTCCTTTAACGACTTTGTTTGGGTCACCACTGTTTAATGTGTCCTTTGCTGCGAAGTTAGTTGTTTTTGTATAATTACTCATTTATATAGTCCTTCCTAAGACTGAATATATATCTATCTTTTGTAGTGATAGAGGGTTACTATCTATTGCTGCATTTACGCCCACCTGTAAGATGTTACCATTTCCTGACAATTGTGTACTAAGTTTATCAATAAATACAGAAGCTGAATATTCTGCTATGTTATATTCTGCTGTACCATACTCAGCAATATTTCCTTCCTGTGTTTGTACATCAGAAGTATTAAAACTGTTTTCATAATCAAAAGCCCACTTCAAAGATAATGTAGTATTGGTAGCACCTATAACTATTACATTAATCTTTTTAGGTATTTTTGTTATATCAGGTCTACCAAAGTCTAGGTATGGTGATAGATAACTAAATACATAACTAGAACCATTATCTGTAAAGTTTTTGTATTCTGCTATACCATCAGTTTGACCTAGAAGTAACCTATTATCATTTGTAACGATAAATGATGATGGGTCTATATTATCCCATCTGGTTGCTCTGTATGCACCATCAGGTAGTGTCGCTCTTACATCAAAACAAAAAGTAAATCCTGAATTTGGTAAAGTTAATAAATAAAATGCTTCTTTCTCGTAGTATACACTTCTTATTTCATTTTTATTTTCTGTAGCAATAAGAGCAAGAAAGTTATCCCTTACATTCTTTGACAAGTCTCTTAATGGTGCTGACTTCTCTTGTATAGTTCTACCTAGGCTTCTTAGACCACTATCAGATAGAAATACTAAATCAGTACCTATAACTTGTACAGAGTCTCTTGCAATACATCCTGTACCTACAATTACATCATTTAATGATATGTTACTTATATCATCTGCATTTTGATACAATACAATGTGGTGTTCACAAAATATTACTAGAAAGTTGTTGTGTGCAGCTAGTGCTGTTATCTTATCGCCACCAGGTACGACTTTCTCTAGGTTTAACTGTCCTGAACCAGAACCATTAAAGTCTGAACCATCTAGTAATACACTGTGGTATATTGTTAATGGGTCATTTGCTATATCAGCCATCCACATTCTACCAAAAGCTGATAGTGCTACATTAGGTGTAAATGTATCTGCTGTATAACCATGAGGAACAACTCCTACATCTGCTAATCTTTGTAACCCAAAGTCTCCTGTATGTGCATGACTACCGCCTCCACCACCGCCACCGGTAGGTAGCTTATGGTATACTAAAGGAGGATGATCTTTCTGTACTGCGTACATATGTGGACTAAAGTTTAGACCACTTTCAAACTCTGCCTGTTTAAATTGCCAGTTGTTATCTGTTATACTATATGTAATTGTTGCATTAGCATTAGCATTGTATACAGGCATAGCAGACATACTAGTTTCACCTTCATACAAGTTGTTGTTGCCACCACTAATAATATTATAAGAATTAGTAGCTGTGTATGCGTCAAACTCTACCAGAGCCTCTGGTAGTGTTGATGTACCGCCAGCAGTTGTCTGATACTCCCATCCTTTTCTAGCAGCCATTCTACCAGACTTATCAATCACAGCATTGTCTGCTTCTAGTGTAAATGACAAGTCAAGAGTAACACCAGAGTCTTGTGTGTTAATACCAAAGAAACCTGGTGATGTTATTGCTACTGGTTGTATAGGTTTGTTTGGCATTATGACGGATACCACACAGTTTCTTCATCAGGTCTTCTCGCAGCCTCTATAGCTATAGCATCTGCTAGAGCCTGTTTAGCTACTGCATACTGACTTGATACGCTAATACCTCCATCTTCACCACGCTCTTCTATTGCTTTAGCCCATGCAAGAGATGTAACTACATTCTTCTGCATAGCTGTGGTGTCAGTATCAGTTGTTAGTTCTTGTTCTGGTATTACTAAGTCAAACCTTATTACATAATCACCATCAGGAATAGGATACAAGTCTATTTGTCCATCTCTTTCAGCATCCACACCATTAGGATTATAATACAATGGTGCTCCTTGTGTAGGTGTTTCTGTTAATAGTAAGTTTTGTATAAAGTATCCTGTTGTCTGATAGCGTAAGAATACATCTTCTGTATCATTATGTGCAGAAATAATTCTAAACTTGTTTCTAGCACCATCTAAGTTATAGTTAAATGTGCCTTGCTGTGTAGTAAATGATACTGTATCTCTTAGTACATCCCAGTTCCATGCGTCTTCTATTTCTCTTTTAGCATCATTTACTAAAGCACCTATCAAAGAAGAATACCCATTCTGAGATACACTAGATACCTGAGCTTCTCTAAGCCTGACTAGTACATCATTTACTAAATCTAAATATGTTGTTG